CCCGACGCAGTCCACCGACGCGCTCGGCCAGGCGACCGAGACGTGGGCGACCGTCACGGGTCTGTCCGCGCTGCCCGTCTACATCGAGCAGATGGACACCACCGAGACGGTGGACGATGGCGGACCCGCGATCCAGACCTCCTACCGGATCCTCTGCCCGTGGACGGCCTCGGTCACCACGCGCAGCCGGTTCCTGTGGACCGACAACGGCACCCAGCGGACGCTGAACGTGCGCAGCTGCACCGACAAGGACCAGCGCCGGCGGACGCTCGAGGTCGAGGCCGTGGAGGTGGTCCTGTGAGCTCCGCCCTGAAGATCACCGTGGACAGCAAGGAGCTCCGGAAGACCCTGGAGCGCCTGCCTGCGAACCTGAACGAGCGCGTGCGCAAGAAGGGCGCCCGCAAGGCGCTGGCGCCGCTCACGAAGGAGATGGCCGCCCTGTGGCGTTCGGCGAGCTACCGCGGCAAGGGAACGCACCGCCGGGCCATTGCCGCCGCCACGCAGCTGGACATCCGCCGGCTCGGCGGGACGGCCACGGCGCCCCTGCGCAGCCGCATCGGCGTCCGGTACGGCCGCAAGGGCGGGGCGCGCGCCAAGGGCCGCCAGCGGGTCTACCACCTGCTCGAGCTCGGCTTCCGCCACAAGGCCGCCGGCAAGCGCATCCAGGGCGCCTACCGCAGCTTCACCTGGGCGATGCGCACCGTCACCAAGGCGTCGAACGCCGTCGCGGCCGAGACGCTCGCCGAGGCCAAGCGCCTGCTCGGAGGCCGCCCATGAGCCTCGAAACGGTCTGCAAGGCCGTCCAGTACCACCTCGACCAGGCCACGACCAACCCCGTGAGCGTCGGGATGCGCCGCCCCACGACGCAGACCCCGGCCATCGTCTGGGAGATCAGCGCCGCCCAAGCGTCGCGCGCGATGCCAGGCACCGACCAGAGCCTCTGGCTGGTGACCGTGGAGGTGAGCATCTACGGCGACACGACCCTCGCCGTCGCCCAGGAGGCCGACAAGATCTGCGCCCAGCTCAACGGCGTGGAGACTCAGGACGGCACCGCCGACATCGTCTGCACGGACGCGAGCGTCGCGTTCCGCACCGAATCGCAGGCCGACGGCTCGGAAGGCGACGAGCGCGTCTGCACCCTGACCCTCTCGCTCCAAGGAATCTGACCCATGGCACTCATCACCGGCTACGGCGGCACCCTGACCTTCAGCGGCACCACGGTGGTGGCCGTGCGCAGCTTCACCATGAACTTCGAGCGCGCAAGCCTCGACGTGACCACCCTCGCGGACTTCCGTGAGAAGCGCGCCCCCGGCCGCGTTCGGCGCTTCGGAACCTGCACCCTGTACCGCCAGGACGGGAGCAACGACAACACGCTGCGCAGCCACCTAATGCCCGTGGACCTCGCGGCAACCGTTACCGCCGTGCTAACCCTGAAGTACACCGACCAGGGCACCATCGCCTACGACGAGTACGGCGCCGGCACGGGGAACATCAACGTGCAGATCACCTCGGCCTCGTTCACGGACGACGGCACCGGCCCGGCAATGTGGGAGCTCTCCTGGGAGGAGCAGTGACCCTTGCCGATTGACCTCCACAAGGTCGCCGCACGGACCCGCTCGGTTGACATCCCCGAGCTCGGCCTGCTCACGTTCCGCGAACCCACGCTCGCGGACGTGCAGCAGGCTTCACACAACCCGTTCTGGTGGGTGGCCTGCATCACCTGCCAGGACGGCTCGGCGTTCCTCCAGAACCCGCAGGACGCCGGGAAGATCCGGGCAGACATCGCCGGGCGCCTGCTCGAGGAGGTCAACCGCCAACGCCCTACGGACGCGCCGAGCGACGGCTCTGGCGCATCGCAAGCCCCGAGCAACGCATGACCATGCCGGCCGGCCTCGCCCAAGACCTGACCAACGGAGAGCGCATCGAGAGCGCGCTGGTGGTCATCGCGTCCGCCCTGACCGGCAAGCGCCCCTCGCAGCTCTTCCCCTGGCTCCGCAATGGCTGACAAGACTTTGAAAGCCTCCATCCAGGTGGACATGGACGCCAAGGGCGTCGCCAAGGGCGTGGCCGCCACGAACCGTGAGCTCGACAAGCTGAACCGGACGGCTCGCCAAACTTCGGTTTCGACCGGGATCATGGCCGGAATCTCGGCCATCCAAGTGGCCTACGGCGCTTTGTCCGGGTTCATCAACGGACTGACGGAGCACGTCAACAAGCTCGACCAGCTCGGCCGCCGCTTCTCAGTCGAGGGCATGAACGCGGACATTCGCGCGCAGGTCGCGCAGATGGAGTCGGACGCCAAGATCGGCAAGGCCATGGGTCCGGCGTCCGCCGCGATTGCGCAGCAGGAAGAAAAGGCGGCCATCGAGCGCGCGAACCGCATCACGTCAAACGCAGACATTGGCGCAGGTTCCGCCGCCACCAAGACGTTCTTCAAGACTCTTGGCGATGGCTTCGTGGCCGGATGGGACCAGTTCACTGCCAACATGAGCGATCCGCTCGCACTCAACCAGCCGAGCGTGATCGGTGCCTTCGCAGACGCCGTCGGCGCCACGGGCTTCTACACCGGCGGAATGACCGGCGCGGACCTTGCAGGCGGCGTCGGCCCAGCCCGAGGCATGGATCCTGCCATGGAGCGCAACAACCGAATCCTCGATTCCATCGAGCGAAAGATCGGTGGCAACTGATGGGCACCTGGAGCACCGTCGAGAACGCCGACAGCCGCAGCTGGCGCTTCGAGGAGCGCTGGCGGGACCAGACGCTCGAGCGCAGCTGGAAGCTCTTCTGGACGCCGGCAAACGGCAGCGACCCGTACCCCGGCGACGCGGCCATCCGCACGAACCTGCCCGTCCGCCCGCAGCAGCGCCTAGAGTCGGCCGTCTACGGCACCGATGGCGTCCTGAAGCGCTACGTCTGCCGCAGCGTCACCGTGGAGCCCCTGCGGGAGGCGCCCTACTCGTGGACGGTGCGCGCCACGTTCACCACCGAGGTCTTCCCCTGGGAGGCGTCGGACTCATGGGGCAAGGAGTTCGTGAAGCAGACCCGCGTGGTCGGCTCGCGCGCCGTCTCCATGTACGTCCAGGGCGCGACCCTGCCGACGAACGGAGACGTCTCCTGGCCACCCTCCGCCGGCATCACGACCGGCAACAAGGTGGACCTGAACGGCAACCCGCGCCAGTACAACGTGGCGCAGCAGCAGGTGACTATCGAGAACATCCGGGACCGCACGGCCTCGACCACGACGGCCGACGATCCGCCGTGGACCACGGTGCTGACCTCCTACGTCAACAAGCGCAACGACGCCGCCTTCCTCGGCTGGCCCATCGGCAGCGTCCTGTGCACGGGCATCACGGCGACCCTCGACAGCGAGGTCTGGCGCGTCTCGGCCACGTTCCTGTTTGACGAGTGGTACCACCTGAACCAGGTGGCCCTGCCGCGCAACGACGGCCTGCCGCATCTTGCCCTCGGCGCGACCGTGCTAAGCATCCAGCGGCTCCAGTCGCAGTCGGTCATCTGGTTCCAGCCGTACCCGTCCAAGGCCACGTTCGCCAACCTGTACGGCACCTCGGTGAGCGACCAGTTCACCCTCGCCGGCCCGACGAGGATCCCGTGACCACGCACCGCCCGAGGTTCAACCAGGGGCTCTTCGGCAAGGCCAACCGCTTCGTCACGAACGGCTGGACCGACGCGGCCAATGCCGTCGCCCAGCACCAGCAGGGGCTCGAGTGGGCTTCCTTGCAGCTGGTGCAGCCGCAGGTGCAGGGGATGTTCCTGTGCACCGTCAAGGACGCGACGGCCATCGCGGGCGCCACCTATCGCTGGACCTACGGCATCGAGCTGTGGTACCCGCCAAGCCCGACCGGAGCGTCCGGCGTCCCTGCGCCGGCCGACGCGCGCTTCACGTTCGCGACGGCATACAACCTGCGGGAGTGGCACAACAGCGCCACCTTCCTCGACGGCATGGACCCGACAAACCCGTCCGTGGTGGTCGGCCCGGTGGGCAGCAAGTGGAACGGCTCGGCGTTCACCACCACCAGCCTGGAGGCCAAGGTCGTGGCCTGGGTGACGGCCGACCTGTCCGGCGCTGCGTTCGCCTACTTCGACCGCCCCAACCCCGTCCGCTGCGCCGGGCTGTTCTGGAACCCAGGAGGAGGTGAGGAATGATCGGCTCAATGCTCCGCAAGGCCCAGCTTACGGGTGGTTGCACCGCCACCATGGAGCCCGACGTGGTGAGCGGACTCACCGCGACCGCCAGCGGTTCCACCACCATCAACCTGGTGTGGGACGCCGACACCACGGCCGCGCCCAACGAGGCGACCAGCTACGCGATCACACGATCATCGGACGGCGTCACCTACACGCAGATTGCGACCGTGACCGCCCCGGCCGTGAGTTACTCCGACACCAGCCTTTCCGCCGGGCAGACCCGCTGGTACCAGGTCATCGCGGAGAACTGCGCCGACATCGCCAACGCGAGCACGGCTGCCAGCGCGACTACTTCATCCGGCACCCTGTCCCCCTCCTGGACCCTCGACTTCAGCAGCGGCTCCTTCAGCGGCGCGACGCTCACCCGCGCCAGCAGCGGCACCTACGTGGACTCCTCGGGCTACGTCGCGTCGGCGTCCACGGATGTCGCCCGCCTCACCCACAACAGCAGCGGCAGCAGGCTCGGGCTGCTGGTGGAGGAGCAGCGGACGAACATTGCTCTCGCAACAGAGAACTTCACGGATACTGTGAGGTGGCCCGTCACTAACGCGACAGCAGCAGACACGACCAATGCTGCTCCAGACAATGGCGCAGATGCGGAATCCATCACGGAAGTCGCTGCAACATCAGCAATTCGCAGAATCCGAAGCGGAGCCATCACAACCGGAGTCGCCGCCGGGGACAACTTCACGGCATCGTGCTTCATCAAGGATGCGCCCACGAACGGCAAGGGGTACGGGTATGTATCGGTAACCGCCGAGGGTGGGACGACCAGCGTTTATACCGTGATTGTCAACCTGTCCACAGGAGCGTTGGAAACAACGATGACCGCGGGTTCCCCCACGGGGACCGCTTACACAATTGAAAACTACGGAAACGGTTGGTATCGCGTGTCCGCAACCGTCACCGCACAGACAGGCGCTACTAGCGTCCGTGTGCTGATGGGGATGTGGCAGAGTGGAGCGACCAACACCAGCGGATATCCCTCCTACACGGTTACCGCAGGAAACGAAAAGTCGATCCTCGCGTGGGGTGCGCAGCTCGAAAAGGGAGCGACGCCGACCTCGTATCTGGCAAACAACGCAACCACAGGCAGCGGAGTCACCCGCAGCGCCGACCTCGCGCACGTCCTTGACTCGTCCATCACGTCCTGGGGCGACCCCGGTGCCCTCGTCATCCACTTCTACCCGCCGGGTCAGGCCGGAACGCTCTTGTCCACCGACGATGCGTCCACCGCACAAGTCGGCATCGAAGCAAGCAGCACCACGGCGGCGCGGGCGTTCTGGTCATCGGGCAGCACCTCCACGGGCACCATCGGCACCGGGGTGCAGAAGGCCGTCCACTACTGGAACGGCAGCACCTCCAAGTTCTGCATCAACGGCGGCACGGTGCAGAGCGGCACGAACAACCTGACCATCGCCAACACCGATTTCGTGACGCTCGGTGCGGAAGCCACGGACAGCAGCGGGGTACCGGGGACGTTCTCGCAGTACAGCAATTGCGTCATCAGAAAGCTGGAATGGTTCAGCGGCACCCTGACCGACGCGAACATCCAAACGGTGACAACGTGATGCACGACTACCGCCTCCGATTCCCGACCCGCGCCATGGCAGACGGCTTGCTCGCCGTGGCCGGAATCCCCAACGGCTTCAGCACCGATTACTCGGTCGATCACATCGGGCCGATCACCATCGAGCCGGCCGTCATGGACGGCGACGAGGAGCTGGTCCCGGCCGTAATCGACGCCGGGCACCACGTCAACCTCCGCAGCCGGCAGGAGCTGACCGAGGACCAGCTGGAGCCGCTGGTCGAGGCCATGGTCTTCCCCGTCAACCCAAAGCGCGTCTGGGCATGAAGGCCGCCGTGCTCATCCTCGCGCTGACGCTGGCCGGCTGCGTGTCGCACACCGCCGCCATCGGCGAGGCCGCTTCCGACGTTCGCACCGACGTAGCCGTCGCCAAGGAGCACCTCGGCGAAGCCCGCGCCGCCCTGGACCGGATCGACGTTCACGCGGCCACCGTGCACAACCACCTCGGCCACGTTTCGGATGACGAGAATCCGTTCGTGGAGGCCTTGCGATACGGCTCTTACATCGTCGGCGCCGCGGTCGTGGGCGTCGTGGTCTTCATCATCCACCAGAGAACGAAGTGATGGAACCCTATCAATACATGATCTGGCTCGCCGCGCTGCTGCTCGGCTCATTTGGGGCTGGGTGTTCGCTCGGCCTGACCGTCCGCACCACCAAGGGAAAGAAGACCGCCAATGCTCGCCGCAAGTGAATTTGCATCGTCCATCGCCATCGCCGTCCTGCTGCTGGTGAGCGGCGTCGTCGGCGGGTTCTGGTACTGCCGGAAGTCGAAGTGAGGTCGTTCTGCTGCTGTCAGGGGACGGGCAGGACTTCCTGCGCGAACTGCGCCATTGGGCTCGGTGGCCAGGCGTCGTGCCCAGCCGGCACAACGTGCGGAACGGTGCCGAATCCGCCGTTCTCCGATCGGACCACGTGCATCGCACCGGCGGGGCATGAATGCTGCGGGACGTACAAGTGGTTCGCTGCCGGCCAGATCCAGCCCCTTGCGTGTCGCTACGACTACGCGACCGTGGGAAACCCATGCATCGACAACAGCCGCACGGCGCTGGTCGGGGTCGACCGCCAGAAGATCGTGAACGGCGTGGCAGGCGCCTGCGAACCGTTCTTGGAGGCGGGACCGATCGCGTGGGACATCACGTACGCGGCCGGAGCATTGCCCGTCGCCGGCGGCGGATGCGACCTGGACAGCATCTACGACCCTGCGCCGCCCGTGCTGCCGCAGATCACCGTCGAAGTGAACGGCAACACGAAGACCCAGGTGGAGGTCACGTTCGCATGGGTGTGCCAGGAGATCACGCTGACCGTCACCGGACGCTGGTACACGAAGGTATGCAACCCGCCAGGCGGGAGTGGGTGCACGTGGTGGGAGTACTGCTGGGGCACGATGACGGCCAGATACGCTCGCGTTCCGGACTCCGGCGTGTGCAACCGCGACGGCCTGTACCAGCGGCAGCCCGGCTGCACCTACGTGCATGGCCCGACTTCGACGGCGCCTCTGACCGGCTACATCCTGCT